CCTCAACTTTTGTGTTAGGCGTATAGCCTTGACCCTCACCATCTCCAGCAAAGTTACGGGCTGTATCTTTGGCACCCATTGCTACCTTACCAAATTTACTCCCACCCTTTCCAGTAGCTTTCTTTTGGGCTTTCAACTCTTTCGTTGCTTTCTCCATCTCAAGCTTTTCCATGCGTGCCTTAATATCCTCAGAGGTAGTGTTCTTACCCTGCTGACGCTCTTTGGATGCTTTACGCATCATCTTAATTTCATCAAGCGTATCTTTGATTGACTTCTTCTTTTCCATAGCTAGTTGATGTGTGATAGAATAAATTGTTCTCTGGTTGTTACACCAAATGTTTTACGCATCCATTCGAGCCAATTGCTGCTCCCCTTATCCTGATTACACTTTTGACAGGCTGGTACCAGGTTACTTGTAAGATCTTCTCCGCCCATAGACTTAGGACGAACGTGGTCAAGAGTAAGTTGATTAATGTCATAGTGTTCTCCGCAATATGCACAAGTGCAGTTGAAGTGTTCTTTGATGGCACGCCTCCAGAGGCGCTTAGCTTCAGGACTTGTCATTGTCATCAGGTTGTAAAGGTAGTGATCAGGCGAGGGCAGCAATGGAGTCATGATGCGTACTTCTTACCCTTCCTCGGTCGTGTACGGTTAGATTTAGGGGACTCAAGCTTCCCCTTACCCGGTCCAGTGTGAGAGGCATCCCTCCCATCACCATTACCGTACGTACCAAGTTTCCTATTTAGTTTGTTAGCAGCTGTACGAATCTTCAACCCATCAGTTGTTTTATTGTACTTAGCTTGTTGCTTAAGACGCTTCGCACGTGCCTTAGGATTCTTCTTATAGTACTCAGACGTACGACTTGCCATAAAGCCTCCGTTGTACTAATTCAGGGTCAATCTTTGGCATCACACTAGCTAACTTATCAAGAGGGTTACCTTCATAAGCAACCCCACTGATATCGTTCTTAGCCAACCAATCACACGCAGCTTTTAATTCTTGAGCAGTAGCTTCACCGCTCTTAATACGATTGAGGAATTCAGTAGTAACGAGATTATGTAACTCGTTAAACATGTCCTCTGTAGCTTTTTTATTGGCCATTTCTCAATGTGAGTTGGTCGAGTTTAGTTTCGATGCGGATCATGTGATCCTCCATCTTTTGAAAAGCGTTCTCAAAATCACTTTTATAGACGTAATGACGTGCCATATCTAGCTCAGCACGATCAATACGGCGGTCAACCGATTCAATACGTCCTACAGTTTCGTCAATACGTCTATGTAAACGATTAGTAAGGGCAGCTAAGCCGGTAATCACGGCTAAACCTGCTGCAACACCAGCCTCAATCATATTGATCCATCAATCGAATCAACTTCTGTGCATAGACTGGATCTGTAGCATAACCTTCTTTCTTCAAAAGGTATGCACAATCTTCACGAGAGGTGGCTCGATTGACGCCTTTATAACCCTTGTAGTCCTTATACCACTGGTTAACAAGGTGTTCAACGCAGTCATAAGGTGTTTCAAAGTCTTTAAAGGTGGCTTTGATGGTTACAGGACCATTACCGTAGTCTTCCCAGGTAGTCTTTACAGTACCACTACCTTTGATTCCAAAGTAGTTATTTTTACCGCTAACTGCTGTACCAAACGCTGATTCGAGAGCCCATTGTGCAGCTACTACTTCTGGGAACTTAGCACCTGCAGCACGTGCAGCAGCTTCAATACCTTCCCAGGAATTAGTGAATTGTTGAGGAGCTACAGGAGTAGGTGTACGCCAGATCTTTACCCACTCCGCATCATCAGACAAGCCAAAGGACCCTAGAAGACGCTCTAGAGCCTCTATGGCTTGCTTCTGATGAGGTAACCCCTTGTAGTTTTTAATAACGTCAAGGAGTTTAATGCTCATTTGAAGGTATCCTTAATGCGTTGGATTTGATCATCCTCTTTACGGAGAGGCTTCAGAGCATTAATACCACTGAGGATGAGTTGTACAACACTGTTATCCTTCAGTTTAGAAGCACCGATGATCTCGGAGCCAAGGAACAGTGCAAGAAAAGCAAGTGCCTCATAGGACACTTTAATTCCAAGAATAGTAAGCATGATAAATACCTTTAAGTAAGGTTATTAG